TGTCCAAAGCGTCGGCTAACGCCGTCCCGGTACGCAAAAAAAAAGCGGCTGCACCCAGCGCGTGGGCCATCTTCATCTCCTTGAAGTATTCCGAGCGGTCCTCCCCGTCGTAGTCTTCGATGCGGTAGAAGTCCCCGTGCTCCTCCACGATGGGGCGGTAGAGGATGCCCATGACCTGGGGCAGGTGTTTGTCGAGGGAGTCCTTGCAGAGGGTCTCGATGTCGGCGAACTCCGCCAGCGTAATCCGGGACAGGTTCGGGTGGAAGCCGTAGCGGGTGTCGAGTTCGATGATGCGCTCGACGGGATAGCTCTCGTCGTATTTGTCGATGATGCCACCCAGCACGCCCCCGATGTGGAGGATGTCTTTCTTCTCCATCCCCATCACTTCCTCGGTGGTGAGGTCGCAGAGGATGCAGATGGTGTCCACCACTTGCCGCAGCTCGTCGCCCTCGGGGATGGCTTGGACGCGCTTGTACTGGTCGATGGTGACGTCGTAGAGGTCCTCCGGTATTGTGATGGTCTTCTTCACGTCAGTAAATAGACGAAAGGTCGGGCCATAAAAAAAGGCCCCGGAGGGCCTGTTGCTCAGATGAGCGAGGCGGCTATCAGCATGAGCATGATGTAGCCGAAGGTGAGGAGTACGTCTTTCATGGTGCTAATGTAACACCCTCTTCGCATATATGCAAACCCGTCACGCGAGATAATAGGAGCCGGACCGGGACGTGGTCAGCAGGTTGAGACACACATACCGGACCGCATCGATGCCGTGGTTGTCCTTGTCGACGGGCCGGTTGAGGTTCCTTCCGTTCTTGTCCTGCTCCCATCGGTATGCCCTGAGCTCCTTCTGTAGGTGGGTGCTGTCTGCGGTGACCAGCAGCTTGTGTCTTCTCATTATGTCAATCCCCTGCCGCACGGAGTCCGGACCCTTGCGGGCTGGCTTCACGTTGTGGCCCAGGCGGAAGAGCTCCTCGATACTCTTGGGCTCGGCGCTGTCGGCTATGATGGTCTCCACGTCCAGCTTGTTCAACTCCTCGGAGATGTCGGGGTTCGTGAGTCCGGTACTGTAGAGGCGTTCATGGAGGATGAGCGTGTGCCCGTCTTGGTAGACATCAATGACGGCGGTGGGGTCGTTGGTGAATCCGAAGTCGAGCCCGGTCCCTATCCGCTTCCCGGCTATCTCTCCCACCTCCCAAGTGAAGACGGCCGCCTGATTTACTCCCCTCTCCCCGAGGCCGTAGATCCTCCAATAGTTCGGGTCGGCATCCTTGAGGCGCTCAATCTCTGCGACGGTGGCCGCGTCGAGGTAGGGGTTGTCCTTGTATGTCGTGCGGAAGAAGGACGAATCCTCGCGGGGGATGACCTCCTCGTAGATCCAATGGTATTCGTCGGAGGGGTTGAAGTCGAGGATGGCCTTTCCTGTCGTCCGGAGTAGGAGCTGCCTCCAATCCTCCAGGGCGAGCTCGTTGGCCTCGTTGATGAAGAGGATATCCCGCTTCCGGCCCCTGACCTTTTGGGGTTGGTCCACCGATATGAACTCGACCAGGTTGCCCCAGAGGATGTAGGTGGCCTCGCTCTTGTTGTGCTGGTCCACGTTGTAGCAGTCCTCCCTCTCGAGGATGGAGAAGAAGTCCCGCATCGCAGTAGCCCTCAGCGCCGGGAACGTCTTCCGGGCTATCGTGATGACTGCGCCGCTGTTCTCGTTGGCGTGGCACAACTCGATGAGCGCCGTCAGGATGGAGAACGTCTTACCGGATCGGGTTCCGCCCTGGTGTACTTGCACCCGGGAGTCGCAGCCCTTGACATGGTAGTAGGTGGCGGGTTGCTTCAACTCACGTCGGCGTTCTCAGCCGTAAACCACGAGAGCGGCTTCTTCTCTGCCACGGCAATCTCCTGCCGCTCGACATACCCCCGGTTCTTGCCCTTGGTCTTGAGGAAGAAGATGGTGGCGGCGGGGTTGCCGTCCCGGATGAGTTTGTGCAGGTGGCTCTCGGCGAAGTCCACGGCCACCTCGGACAGCTCTTCGACGGCGGTCTTGTAGTCGTCGTCCTTGAGCCAGTTGTAATGCGTCTGGCGAGAGATGCCCATCGCCTTGCACGCGGTGGAGACTACCCCGAGGGATTTTTCCAGGGCTTCGAGCATGGCTTTTTTCTGCACGTCCATTCCTGTCAAGTTCGATGTCCAAATAGTGAGGTATCATAGCCTGCCTCCCCTTCCGTCTGGAAGATGGGCGTTACGGTGTAGCTGTAGTCTGCGTCTCTGTACCTGGAGAGGATGTGGCTGCCTCCGGTCTTGATGTGTCTGTTGAGCATCGTCTGGGCGTGCTTCCGCGAGGATACGAACCACACCTCTTTCTCGTTTAGCTCCGGGCACCTGAACACCGCCTTGTAAATCTCAGCCATCCACCATTAAATATAGCACGCAGAAAAGCGCACCGATCAGTCCGACGAAGGTGATGACGTAAGCGTATTCAGTCCTCCTCATTGTCGCGGATCCAGTCGTCGACGATGTGCCGGGCAATCTCCCTCCACTCGACAGCATCCAGGAAAGCCATGGCATAGTCCAGGGTGAGGTCGCTTCCGTGCATCTCTATCACCTCCTGACAATTGGCCTTGATGACTTGTGCGAGGTCGTACTTGAGTTGCTCCGGGGTGCTGGTATCCTTCCAATCTTCGAGACAGGCGTAGTAGCCTTCCGCCTCTACCATCTCAAGGTTAACCCTCCACGTCTCGTAATTCGTCCAGCCGTTGTATTTGTCGCTCATGCTTTCAGGGCTTTGCCGCAGAGCGGGTTTACAATGGTCCAGTATCGGGCCCCGGCGGGGATAGTCTTGCGTCCGATCTTCATGCGGACTGCTGCGACGTAATCCTGCCGGCTATCGTATCCGGTGGGCTTGCCCTCCTGCCATTCGCAGCGTTCGGTCCCAATGTACTTGGCTCCCATGAAGTAGTCCTTCGCGTAGCCGAGGTGTTCAAATTGTTTCGTCATGAAGCAAATATACGAAACCTCTTTGAATATTTGAGCGCGTGGGTCGGAAATGCACCGCCCTCTCCCGGCTGGATGCCGGACGCATCGCTGACTATGCTTCACGCGCTTTTGGATACGGCTTTGCGAGCATCTCGCACGTCCGTTTCATTTCGTTCTTCAAAGGGTAGATGTATTTGCGCTTCCCGGGTCTCCTCCTTCGCGGCAATTTATCGCGGATTTCCTTGGGAAGCATATTCGGACCCCGATCGTGACCCCACTTCCCTTTGTAGAAAATATCCCACCCGCTGCTTTCGGTCTCCTCGACAAAGGTCCAATTTGTAGCCTGATAGATCGTGCCGAAGTGCTTTTGTCCCTTGTCGGCATAGCTGATAAGCAGTTTCACGCTGGGACATTTTTTGCGGACAAGCCGGATCGCGATTGCGACCGCTTTGCTCGTGCAACTCTGCTTTCCATTCAGGGCTACCCGGACGAGCTCCAAATATTGCCCGTGCGTGAGACCGAAGGGAGAACCCATGAAGGCAGACGCTCCACCTCCGAAGCAAATCACCCCGCACCAAGTCTGTCCCTCGAATACCGAGAAGGACACCGAAGCAGCCGGGACCACTCCAGCGTAATGGAAGTGCGTGCAAGCGTACTTCACCGCAGTCTTCGAGGCTTTCACCAACCTCACAACTCCCCGGCTGAAACGCTGAAGAATGCCCCAGGATATTTGCGATCGATTAGTTCCTGGATTTCAATCTCCGCCGCCTGTAGCTGCTCAGGAGAATCGAAGGTAATCTTCATTGTAGCCGGCTTATTCTTCTCTTCTGCGATGAGCTCATCCATCGTTGGTTCTGGCTCAGGCGACCAGACATCCAACGCCCAGTCTTGCAGATCCACCGCGTCCCACTCGTTCGCAAGCATGTCCCAGTCCCATTCCCCGAAGCCGACGTTGTCCTTGATGATGAACTCCGGATTCTTCGCCTCATCCCAAGACGCGACATAGACGTCCACCTCTTGGAGGCCGGCTTCCTTGGCTGCCTTGAACCTCATGTTGCCCCCGAGAATGACGTTGTTCTGATCGACCACAATGGGCCGGGCTTCCATCATCTCGGGAAACTGCCGGATGGAGTTGACCAGCTTCTCAAACTTTTCCCCGGAGATGCTGCGGGGGTTCTCCGGATTCTCCCGGAGGTCATTGATTGAAACTTTCACTTGATGCTCTTGGGGTGCCCCTTGGGGAGCAGGTCGTTGTCTCCCACATACTTGGCGTTTTGCGGGCGGCCGTTCTTTACAAGATACAAAAAAGCGTTGACTCTGGCCTGTGCCCACTGCTCGGCGCTCGTGACGTTCGGAGAGTGCGACGTCTGAAAGGCACCCACCCCCCGCTGGTACACCACCCTCAACTTCGGCAGGGTGACCCCATACCCGAGCTTTTCCTTGTACCTCTCATTGAACTCGTCGGACTTCTTCTTGAGGGTCTTCTCCACCGAGGCGGGGACCTTCACTTTACCTTCTGACGCTGCCGCTCCCGGCTTGTTCTTATCGGATCCTCGCTTGGGATTGGGGTTGGGCGTCCCTGACTTGGGCGCTTTCTTGGAGGGTTTGACCCCACCCTTCGGGCCTACCTCGGCCAGGTCTACGCCTTCCTCCCGGAGTACGTTCCGGGCCCACGCGAGGCCAGCCTTCCCACCCCAAAGTAAGTACGAGATGGTGCCGCACGCTTTCGTGTCGTTTGGGTCGTAGTAGGTCTCCGCCCGGGAGAGGTAGGAATACATCCGCTTCACCGTGTCGAGGGACATCGACTCGTTGGCGATTTGCTGCGCCCGCACCTTGCCCGTTTGGGTCGCGCACTTGTTGCCCACCTTCTCGTTGAGCTCGATCCCCCTGCGGGCGTTGTTGCGTACCCCCTCCGGGGCCCTGAAAGTCTTAAGATTCACAGCGGAGCTCATAGGCGCGTTGGAGTTTCTGGACCATGTCGGCGTTCTTGCCGGTGCAGTTGCACGGCTTGGCGGCGGCGTTGAAGGTCCTGTTGTAGATCTGATACATCACTTTCCCCTCGGAGCGGTTCAGCCTTCCTCCCTTCACGGAGATTTGCATCCGCTCCCACATCTCCGCGTCGCGCTCGCTCATCTTGACGT